TAAGCGTAGCAGTCAAATCAATTGTAGAATTTTTAATCAAACGATCTTTAAGTGACATATCATTTCCTTCATGTGGACTTCTTTTAATGAACCAATCTCTTAACATAGTATACCTTTAGATAACACTATCATCAATTTTAAGTATACTATATTCTTTGGGTGTAGTAAAGCTTTTTATTTGTGCCAGACCATGATTAGCTGCAAGCAGAAGGAGAACAGCAAGAGGGTCAAAAACAGCGACCAGAAGAAGTATGACCAAACGGACTGCCCTTTCCAACTGGTCGTTTTCGGCGCTTGAATAGACCAACTCTGCAATATACTTGAGGGGTCCCACCTCCGCTTCCAACTTTTTGATTCCGGAGGTAAGGGCAACTTTTTCGGTGGTATATGTGGATATATCCCTGACATTTTCTTGTTTCCTTTTGATCAGGCTTTCTCTTGTTTTTCTCTGTTGATCAGCAGCCCTAAGTGAATTGGTAGCCTGACCCTTTTCAGTTAGTTTACTAATAGCAGCATCTATTTGCGCTATCTGTTTATCTAAATCTGCAACTGTTTGCTTAAGGTAATCTATTTTCTGATCTAATACCACAACCTTATCAGCAGATCCAGTATTAATGTTTAATGTTTGTTCAATATGCGCTTTTGATAGAAAACCAAAAATTCCCATACTTGAAATGAACATTAAAATAATAACAGCGCCAGTTAAATAGGACTTCAATAATAATGGGCACGTATCCCAATTCCTGTATAGCCATGAAGCTGTGACCAATTTACCAAGTTCAAGTGTTATACCCATGATTACAACAGCAACGAATGCTGATGAAAAGATAGCGGTAAGTCCTAATATAGAATAGTACGCTGACACCCCAGAGACTGCCAGCGCAACAAATAATGCTACGTAGTTAATCATCCTTTTATAAAATCATCAACTTTTTTAATGAAAGTTTGAATCTTTTCTGCTCTATCTGGCCAAAGAATATATGTTTTCTCAGGATCTTTAGATAGATTAACAAGCAAAGGCATAATCATATTACGCAAACCCATTAGCTTATCTTGAAGATCAAGGGAGTTTTGCTCCATCTGTTTAGTTGTCTGTTGAACAATTTTTGATTGTTCTTCAACCTTCTTCTTTAGCAGTTCTTCGTGCGCCTTTAGTTCTGCTTCTGAAACTAAACTAAAACCAAAATCATCTTCTATCTTCATGAAAAGAAATCCTCTAGTGTTGATCTTTGTTCTGATTCCCAATCAATAATTTCTATAATTGATTTGAGAGGATCTAAGAAACCTTTGTTGAATTGCATATCTCTATCGATATATTGTTCTATTCCTGGTAGGATATCTGCATTAGCAATGACTGAATCCCTCACAGGGTTAGGCATATTTAGATAAACAAACTTTATCTTATCACCATCAGATATAGGTTGAACGTTGCTCATATTCTTTTCTTTAATAATATGATTAAACAACAGAGCAGATTTAACCTGAATAGGTGTTGCCTTCTTATATATGTTAACTGAATCCCTGTACTCCTTTAGACCCTTAACACCTCTTGGGAACGCTATGTCATCAAAAGGCAATGTCATAAACTCTTGACGGAAATCAGCAATAAACTTCTGAAGTGTCAGTTCGTCCTTGTTCATTATAATCTTAAATGATTCTTTAAGTTTCTCTCTACATGCTTTTGGAGTAGAGGAACGTACAGCTTCAATGCCTTGTATCTTAAGTTTTGGTTCAGAGTATTGAACACCTTCAACGTTCCAAGCATTGAGGATATACATCTTCTTTGCTTTCCAAATACCCTTGTTAGCAATAGTCTCACGCTTCATCTGCATCTTCTGTTGATAAGCATTCATCATATCTGCTAGTTCTTGATAACACTTGTCAATATAAGGCTGAAGCTTTTGTTCACAGAACGCATCAAGCGCACCAACAATAAACATATCATCATCAATGTTAAGATGCTTTACCATTTCCTCCATTGTAACATAGATAGAGTCAGTATCAGATGCGATAACGAAATCAACATTCTTAGTCTTAAGGACTCTATTCATATACTCATTCATCTTGCGTTCAATCCAACGGATAGAAAGCTGACCAGACATAGTAATTGCTTCAGCATTATTGAAACTAAACCAACGGAAGTAACGATTACCAAGAGCACCGTAAGCTGAGTTCAACTGAATTTTCTTAGCCATTTGCATATTATGACAGCGAGCAATTTCCTTTAGAAGTTCTGGATCTTTTGTTTCCTCATACTTCTTCTTTGCCGCGATCATCTTATTTTTATATTCAACACGATCGTTGTACATCTTTTCCATAAGCGCAGGAAGAAACCCTTGCTTATCTTTACTATAGATACAACCATTAGCTGCCATCGCATGCTCACAGTTATGTTTCATGTTTCCGGAAACTAAGGTATCTAATGTACTCATACTCGGAAGACGAACAATAAACGTTTCTGGGCTGATATTATACTGCATAATCAAATGAGGATACAGGCTGTTCAAGTCAAAAGAAACAACCCACTTGCTTAGACCTTTTCTAACTTCCTTAACGTGACCACCAACAAGTTCAAACTGTTCTTTTGATGGTGAAAACTGAGGAATAACGATACGGCGATCAAGCAGATAGTTATGAATAATAACATCCCAAGCTCTAACTGTTGTCATAGTATCATTATAGTTTACCTTGGCATCATAAGCAAGAGCCATTACCTGTTCAATGAACTTAAGCTTTTCCTCAAGCTTATCAACAAGCACGCAGTCATGGATATTATACTCAATAAACTTTTGAAAGTCATTCTTATACAGAGCCAACAGATTACCATGTTCAGAGTAATCAATTTTCTTCTCACCCAGTTCCACCTGAGCAATGTAGTCTAGCTTATATGATTCCTGATTACCAAAGCTAAACTTTCGATACAACTGATAATAATCTAATACAGCAATACCAACAGGACTATAGCTCTGGTTCTTCTTACCTTTAAACTCTACTTCGCGTTCATCAAGGATTTTCCAAGGAGATAAACGCTTTGCTTCAGCATCACCAAGTATCTTCTTAATTCTATTAACAGTGTAAGGAATATCAAAGAACTCAATGTTCCAACCAGTAACAACGTCTGGTTTCCAGCTGTCATGGTTCCATACCTGCAAAAACTTATCAAGCAGTTCGTGTTCATTCTTACAACGGATATACTTAATGTCTGGTGTGTGCTCAACATAATCACCGCAACCAAACACAATGCTCTTGCCGTTCTTACGAAGAGTGATAGCTGTTATCTCTTTATCTGCGCTCTGAATATTAGGGAATCCATCATCAGCTGCGCACTCAATGTCAATACTAACAACAGACACAATAGATGGATCATACTGAATATCACCAGGATATTCATCATAGAGATATGTATATGTGAATGCGGTAAGTCCGTAGATGTCCATGTTCGCGACTCCATCATACTTCTCTAAGAAGTCTTTGGCATCACCAATTGAGTCGAACGACAATTTGTCTACGGACTTACCGTCTAGTGTTCTATAGAATCCATCTTGTTTAGGTAAAAACAAGTATGGTTTATAACTTACCACTTTAGCTATACGTTTACCATTATCATAACCACGAACATATATCTTATCGCCTCTTTGTTGAGCATGCGTATAAAATTTCATTGTATCTCCGGGTATGTGAAAGGGTATAATGTAAATTATACCCTATTTTTAAGTAAATGTCAAGCAAATTGAGTAAGGGCTTCCTCAAACAATTCTTTACGCTCTTCAAGACCAATAGTTCCACCATTAATAATCTTGGTAACTTTAGTAATGTCGTGTTTATCCGCCCACTCATTAAGATTATTAGCATCCCAGAACCAACCAGCAGACCAAGCAGCACCCTCTGGAGTAGATAACCATTCAGCTGCTTCATCAACAGACATATTCATATCAGTCATATCAGCAGCAAATCTAGTATAGTTACTGCGACCAGTTAACTGAATCAAACCACGACCACGAAACTTGTATCCATCACCAGACTCTTCATCACCATTACCCATACGATTAGCATAGACACGATTAGCAATCTTTTGAGGAGTGTCATAATCTTCAGGGTCAACATCGCGGAAGTATTTTGGAAAAATCTGAAGTAAACGAGCTGGCTTATAGTTTAGATTTTCTTGTATACGTCTAAGACCACCTGATTCGTGGCCAACCTGTGCAAGAAACATACCAATACGTGCAGGTGTATTGATATTATAAAATTCAAAAACTGTATTGAGTGGTTCTACATACTGATTAACAATGTCTTCATCAGTATCTTCAAAGAAATTATTTAATTGTTCGCTTGTAATAGGCATATTATATCTCCAATAAAAAAGAAACGGGGAAGTTGATTCCCCGTTATTTATTGTTAGAAAGACTGACTTGGTATTCGCTGTCTTAATGTATTCGCAACAACATGATATATTTCACTACGGCTTATTCCCAAGTCAGCCAACTCTTTGTCTGTTAGCTGATCAAGCTCGTTATATGCTTGATTGTAAGCAACAGATCTTTTCAACCAAGTAAATGCCTGGTTGATAGGATATGTTATAATATTAAACATTTATTACTCTTCTATATCGATCTTCTTTGGCTTCTTATCATC